GTCGGAATGTTACTAAATTCTGACTTAGGCACCTGTAAAGGAGCAACTGTACTGAATCTAGAATAAAACGACGTCCTATGAAGAAGCTGCCTGATAGACCTAGCAACTTCACCTACATATATGACATGTTTGCTAGGCATTTCCACAACCTGTGGTGCCTCTGCGTGAACAACCTCCTCATCTGGAGAATTCGCCAAATCATCGCCACTCTGCAGTTGATAAAAAGAGACTGGGTATTCAAGATCCATGGGTGAGAAGTATTCAACTTCAGCACAATTCACGGAACATATTATAGAAGCCCCATATGACACGTCATTGGATGTGAGAGGATTGAGCACGGACAAGACTATACTCCCGTTGTGGAGAGCATCCCTGTAAAGGGGAGATGTGCCAGCAGGATTGGTTACCCACACGTTAGTCTCACCAGAGCCACCAATAGGACCCTGACCATAATAAGCAAGGCCAGGCATCCCACCAGTGCGCAACATTGCAATGGGCGCCATCCAAGGGACTTCAAACTCAAACGTTGGGTCAGTAGAAATATCCCAAATCTTATTTATAGTGCGAGGTCCAGTGTAAGCCACGGAGCCGCCTCCATTATAACCATCAGGGTCGTAAGAAATCATAAGGCGACCACGATGAAATTGGGAAGCAATGACAGTAAACTTGTAAGTAATTTTACCAGACCAAAACTGAAAAGCGGTGCCAACCTGACAACCTGGAGTCATCTGAATAGCAGCTGCGCTGAGATTAGTAGTTTCGCCCTGATATGGAATGGAAACAATCATCATCGGAGTGATGCTTTGTATCAACAATGGAGATTCAGCGTCATCAGTGCTAGTCCATTCCAGTACATCATAATCCACACAACGACCCACAATGTGAGCTATAGTCATGTGATCGACACCATCTAACCCAACAGTGCGTGAATCAACTGTGGTCTCATTCTTCGGATCAAGTGCCAATTTGTCCTGTTGCACGCTAATTTCTGGTGACGCAAAATTGGACATAAAATTAGGTGCATAAGACACGACATCTTTAATAACTGGTGGGTTTGAAAATCCAAACCACCTAGCAAGAGTCGAAGCGCCTGCCATCACCTTAGAAGTGGCCATGGCATAAGGTTTGATGACCGGTATAATTGACAACATGCCAGCAGCCTTGGACATTGCTGACATTGCTGTGGAAACTGGCCTGTCTCTATACTCGTCTTCACCAGACTGCATGACATAGGACGGTCCACCAACCTTATGGTCGTCGCACCAAGCATATATGGTCACCGTCACATAGCCTCCGTTACCACTAGAGTCTTTGAGGGTTATTGGGGTCCATATATTAATATTGCCCATCTGCTTAATTTCATCAAGGTCAGTGTCCAAATTGATCCAATTTTGATAATAACAAAAAGGCAATTGCATTTCACACCCTTTGGAAGATTCAGCGTAAAACTTAGCATGAGGTCTAGAAGTTTTAACCATAAGTGATGCAGGAACTGATCCACCTGTGTATGGAGCAGCTTCCGTCACAAGCAAATCAGAAGTCATGCCGGCAGAAAAATCAAAATCTCCGGCGCCATTCAAATCGGCACCTGCCATAGGTTTATACGACATAATTCCCACGCCATAATGGTAAGGCGAAGCATTAACGACCAACTTAAGATGCAAAGTAGCCTGCAGCCTAGAATAGCCTTTAAGCTTCACCTTTATCTCTGGG